GGCCAAGGCAGCGATACAATAGACGGGTCGTTGACTCAAGTTATAACAGGGTTATACGATTCAATGGAATTAGTATGTGACGGAACAGAATGGTGGATTATATGAGTTATTTTGGAAGTACAGAATTTTTATTACAAGTAGCTAGGGGTAAAGTGGCTGGACATACCTTAACATCAAGGTCTGCAAGAAACCCACAAGTTGGTACTGCTGTTGCAGATATTTGGACCATTGGTCTCATTGGCGGGACTCTTACTAGAGCATGGCTTACAGCAGATACAGCCTTGGAGTTTTTATCTGACAGTGCTAACGATACTGTTGCTGGCACTGGCGCACAACATGTAACTATTGAGGGTTTAACTTTAGCTGGTACTGAAGTAAGTGAGTCCGTAGCTACTAACGGAATAACTGCCGTAGCTGTACCAACTAGCATAGCAAGAGTTAATAAATTCTATGTTACTGATGCTGGTGCTTATGCAAGCACAACTGGTGGCGGCAACGCTGGCAATATTACATTACAGGTAAATGGTGGTGGGGCGTTGCAAGCTGAGATATTAGTAGAAGACGGTGTTCCTGAGGGAATAAGTCAAACAAGTCACTTCTCTGTTCCTGCTGGAAAGACAGCTTACATTGTCCACACAACAATAAATGTAGATGATGTTAGACAGTCTGTTGATATTTGGTTAAGAGCTAGAAAGAACTTCGATAATGTTTCAACTCCTTTTGACCCAGCTATTACATTATTAAGAATGGACGGAGTATCTGGTTCGCAAGTAATAATGGATCAAGCAGACCCTATTGGTGGGGCAGATGTATTCCCAGAAAAAACAGATATATGGTTTGCTGGTATTACAGCAGGTACAGATTCAGACGTAACAATACATTATACTTTACTGTTGATAGATAACTAGGAGTTAACATGGCACAAAGACCAAAGAAAGATCAAGAAGCTAACACAAGGAGAATTGAAAAAGAGCTTATTAAGCTGCCAAGCAAGGTTTCTAAAAGAGGCACGGATTATGAGTATGTTATGTGTACTACTACGTATCAAGTCCCATTTAATTTTAAGAGTGGTGATTGGGAAACTGACAGAACTAAGTGGAAAGAGATTAATTTTGTCGAGGAAGATTTCCCCAACGCAGATAAAGAGAGATTACTTAGTGGATATATTGGGCAAAAAACAGAGTTACAAAAAAAGATAGATGAGATACAGGTATATATAGATAAACTAAACAACGAGGAGTAAAATGTATTTATCAGTAGAGTTAGTGCAAGCAATAGCAAACTATTTACAGAAGATGCCATACAAAGATGTGGCCGTTATGTTGTCAGAGATACAAAAAGCAGATCAAGAAAACGGAGCTAAATCCCTTGAGCCAAAAAACGACAGTAATTAAAACTGGCTATGTGCCAAGAGCGTTTCAAGATGTTCTACATAATGAACTAAAGAGATTCAATGTTCTTGTTTGTCATAGACGTTTTGGTAAAACTGTTTTCTCTGTTAACGAACTGATAGACAAGGGTTTAAGAAACCCAACAAGGAATCCACAATATGCGTATATTGCACCTAACTATGGACAAGCTAAAAGAGTTGCATGGGATATGTTTAAGGAGTTTACCCGAAACATCCCTGGAGTTGAAGTTAATGAAGCTGAGTTGCGTATTGATATTAAGCTTGATGGTACTGGTAATCGGGTTCGTTTCATGTTACTTGGTGCCGAGAATCCTGGCTCTCTTCGCGGAATATATCTTGATGGCTGTGTACTAGATGAATATGCTGAGATGGACCCAACTATCTGGGCTCAAGTTATTCGTCCTGCTTTGGCTGACCGGCGTGGTTGGGCTATATTTATTGGTACACCTAAAGGGCAAAATCATTTCTACGATGTTCTCGAAATAGCAAAGAAGAATCCTGATGACTGGCACCATATAACCTATAAAGCTAGTCAGACAAGGTTGGTTGCTGCACCAGAGTTAAAAGCTGCAAAGGCAGTAATGGCACCGGAGGAATACGAACAGGAGTTCGAGTGTTCATTCGCGGCTGCCTTGATAGGGAGTTATTATGGCAAACAAATGGAAGCCCTCGAAGAGAAGGGTCGAATTGCGGAAGTTCCTCATGATCCTCACCTTGAGGTGGATACTTATTGGGACCTTGGTTTATCTGACGCTACAGCTATTTGGTTTGTCCAACAAGTAGGCCAAGAGGTTAGACTTATTGATTATATTGAAGATTCAGGTCAGTCATTAGACTGGTATGCAAGGGCTTTAAAGGTAGGTGATCGTAAGGATTATAACTATGGTGTTCACTTTTTACCTCACGATGCTGCGGCCAGAAGCCTAGACACAGGTAGGAGTAGGCAAGAAACTCTTAGGAAATTAGGGCTAAAGACTATAATATTAACTAAGCAGAAGATTGAGGACGGTATTAATGCCGCCCGTGTGTTACTGCCTAAGTGTTGGATTGATAAGAAAAAGTGTGAGAGAGGTATAAAAGCTCTCAACAACTATGAGAAGAAGTGGGATGCGAAGAATAAGATTTTTAGTTCTAAGCCTCTACATAATTGGGCTAGTAATGGCGCTGATGCGTTTAGGTATGTTGCCCAAGGTTTGAAGGAAGATAGTCAGAAGTTTGAGAACAAGACGTTCCAATCTTACGCTGATACTGATTATAACGTGTTTGATTATTAGGGGGGTCTATGGCACAGAGAAGAAGAAAGACATTACTAGAGAGTTTTAACGAAACGAAGGTTGATGAAGTTAGTACTTCTAGGAGAAACCTTTTATCTGGTCAGAAGAAAAGAACTATAGACAGCGCCCCTGCTGAAGCAAAGAAAGCAGACGAACCTATAGACTTTACTCCTTCTAAAACCGGAGGTGTAGGAGATGCTCCTGCTCCATCAAAGGCTTCTTCTCAGTCAAAATCTAAATTCAAATTAGACTTTCTTCCTATAGGTTTTGGCGAAGGTAGTGGACAGGCTGTAGATGCTGAAGGTAATCCAAGAGATTTCGGGTTTGATATAAACTCTTTTAACGAACAAGTAAGGTCGGCTTTTGAAGCTGGGGATTTGATAGGTGCAGAGGCTCAGGATTTATCCGAACGAGCTTCACAGCTTCCTTTTGAAAGTGTATCTTTTGAAGCGGGGATACAAGAATTAAGAGCTGGATTAGATCAAGCAAGAAGAGGCGAAGGAAGTTTTGCAGGAACAAAGAGAGCATTGAGCGCGGCAAGAGAAAGAGCTAGAGCAGCTCCAGGTCGTAAACAAACATTTTTAGGTGGTAGATAATGAAATTAAATCCAAAACAAATTAAGACACAGCTTGAAGCTATGAGATCAGAGCGAGCTTTATGGGAGGATCATTGGCAGGAACTTGCTAACTACATACTACCCAACAAAGATGAAGTAACTATATCAGACACTCCAGGTGTTAAGAAAACAAACTTACTTTTTGATAACACAGCTATTATATCTAACAAGCTTCTGTCTGGTGCTTTACATGGTTTGCTTACTAACCCTCACATACAGTTCTTTGATTTGTTAACCAGAGATCCTAAACTTAACGAACAAGATAATGTTAGAGCTTGGTTACAAGAAGCTACTAACAAGATTCATCAGGTGTTAAACAATTCAAACTTTCAAACAGAGATACATGAAGTGTATCAAGACTTAGGTTGTTTCGGTACTGCGTGTATGTTTGTGTCGGAAGATGTTCAGGATATAGTTAGGTTTAAATCTATACCTATTCAAGAATACTTTATCAACGAGTCGAGTGACGGTAAGGTTGATACTGTTTACAGATGTTTCAAATGGAGTCCCAAGCAGATCATACAAATGTTTGGTGAGAAGGAAGCTCCACCCGATGTTATAAAAGAATTACATAAAAACTCTGGTAAGATGTATGAGATTGTTCATGCTGTTTATCCTGATATTAAGAAGGGTCCTACTAAGAAGTGGTTCTCTGAACATATGATTATAGAGTTAGAACATATACTTGATTTCAAAAAGCTTAGTGAATTCCCTTATGCTGTTTCTCGTTGGACAAAAATCAGTGGTGAGAAGTGGGGTCGTTCTCCAGGAATGGATGCACTACCTGACGCTAAGACTGTTAACAAGATGTTTGAGATAACTCTTAAGGGTGCGCAGAAAACTATTGATCCAGCATTGAGTGTTCCCGATGACGGCTATGCTTGGCCTATTAGAACACGGCCAGGAAGTATAAACGTGAGACGCGCTGGTTCTCAGGAAAAGATAGAGCCTATATTTGCAGACGCCCGAATTGATTTCGGTGTTCAGATGTTACAGCTTATGCAGGATAAGATTAGAGAAGCTTTCTTTGTTGACCAGTTAAAGTTAAGACAGGCTGATAGAATGACAGCTACAGAAGTAGAGCAGAGAACAGAAGAGTCGATGCGTTTACTTGGTCCTATACTTGGTAGACAGGAGCATGAGAACCTTG